CTAATAAGTCGACCAATAATTGGAATTCAAAAATGAACACTAAAAATTCATCTGGTGTTAAAGGTGTGTCATGGGATAAAAGAAGAAATAAATGGATTGCTCAATGTAGGGTGTATAAAAAATTATATTACATCGGTGCATATGATGATTTAAGTGATGCGAAAATAGAAATTACAAAATTTCGAGAGTTAAACCATAAAGAGTTTGCAAACCATGGATAGAATATAAATTGGAAAAAGATTTAATTAAATGGATACAAAGGATTTCTGAGAAAAAGGATGAACTTGGTGGGTTTAGTGTTTGTCCTTTTGCTAAGAAAGCACTAGAAGAAAAAAAAGTTTTCTGGTCATACATCGGACAGGAACCAGTAGCATACATACTAAGGTATATTGAAGCAACAATTGAAGATTTTGAGGTAATCATTTTTTATAATTTATCAAAGAACTTGACAGATGAAGATTTATTAAGTATTATATCAAAACTACAAGACAAGATGCCAGACATGGTATTTTTGAAAGACCATCCAGATAATCCTGGATTTATTAATGGAGTGAATACAAGCAATGGTGAATATCCAGCAATCTTAGCACAACCCCGAAATAAATTAGAAGAGGCTCGTAATAAGCTATTAAAGATGAAGTATTACGATTCTTGGTCGGAAGAATATAAAAAAGAAATATTTGGTTATGGTAATGAACAATAATAATAAAGGAAAATAACATGAGCGTAGGTAATAGTAATATGGACATCACCCAAGAGATTTTATCAGAAATAACAGTTTACAATAAGTACGCCAAATATATTCCAGAGTTAAAACGCAGAGAATCATGGGAAGAAATNGTTGAACGCAACATGGCCATGCACATTAAGAAGTTTCCGAAGTTACGAACAGAAATTCAATCTGTTTACAAAGAATTCGTATTCACCAAAAAAGTTTTACCTTCAATGAGATCAATGCAGTTTGGTGGAACACCAATTGAAATTTCCAATACAAGAATTTTTAATTGTTCATTTTTACCAGTTGATGATATCGATGCCTTTTCAGAAGTGATGTTTCTACTATTATCTGGTACAGGCGTAGGTTACTCCGTACAAAATCACCACATTAATAAATTACCTATCGTACAAGGACCTACAACTAAAGGTCGTAGATTTTTAGTGGGTGATTCTATTGAAGGTTGGGCTGATGCAATTAAAGTGTTAATCAAAGCTCACTTCAAAGGTAAATCGGATCCTATTTTTGATTATCGTGATGTTCGTCCTAAAGGCGCTCGTTTAATCACTTCAGGTGGTAAAGCACCAGGTCCTGATCCATTACGTATTTGTATCGATAAAATTCATGCAGTATTGAATGGTGCTCGTGGTCGTCATATAACATCATTAGAAGCACACGACATTAATTGCCATATTGCTGATGCTGTTCTTTCTGGTGGTATTCGTAGAGCTGCAATGATTGCTCTATTCAGTTTTGATGATTTGGATATGTTATCGTGTAAAGCTGGACCGTGGTGGGAATTAAGTCCACAACGAGGCCGTGCTAACAATTCTGTGGTGTTACATCGTGAGTATACCACAAGAGAACAGTTTGATACTATTTGGAAGAAGGTCGAAGAATCTGGTGCAGGTGAACCAGGAGTCTATTGGACAAACGATTATGATTGGGGAACTAATCCGTGTGTTGAAATCGGATTACGACCCTTCCAGTTCTGTAATCTAACGGAAGTCAATGTTTCAGATTTAGTGGACCAAGAAGATTTAAATTCACGAGCAAGGGCTGGTGCTTTCATTGGAACATTACAGGCTAGTTATACCGATTTCCATTATCTCCGTTCCATTTGGAAAGAAACAACCGAATTGGATGCTTTGATTGGTGTATCAATGACGGGTATTGGATCTGATAAAGTTACTCATTTGGATATGACTGCGGCCGCCAAAGTAGTATTGGAAGAAAATGCTAGAGTTGCTGAATTGATTGGTATCAATAAAGCCGCAAGAACTACAGCAGTCAAACCTGCCGGCACTACTTCATTGGTATTAGGCACATCATCAGGTATTCACGCATGGCATAATGACTTCTATGTTCGGCGTATGCGTGTAGGTAAGAACGAAGCCTTGTATCGTTACATGAGTGAAAATCTTCCTGCGTTAATTGAAGATTGTAATTTCAAACCTCATATCGAAGCAGTCATGTCCTTTCCACAGAAAGCACCTGCTGGATCCATTCTTAGAACCGAATCATTCATGCACTTATTGAAAAGAGTAAATAAGTTTAGTAAAGAATGGATTGCACCTGGTCACCGTGATGGATTAAATAATCATAATGTATCTTGCACCATTTCATTAAAAGCCAATGAATGGGAAAAATGTGGAAATTGGATGTGGGAAAACCGAGAGAGTTATAACGGCATCGCTGTTTTACCATATGATGGTGGCACATATATTCAGGCACCTTTTGAAGATATTACCGAAGAAAAATTTAATGAGATGGTTCCTTTACTACATAGTATTGATCTAACTCAAGTTATAGAGTTTGACGATAACACAACACTCACCGACCAAGCAGCTTGTGGTGGCGGTGCTTGTGAAATTAAATAAAGGTAAAGAATGACTCAGAAACATCTATCTGGCGATTGTGCCAATTGCGAATCAACTTATACGGTATCATTTATGGAAGAAATGGTTTCTCAAGATTTACCGGAGCATTGTCCGTTTTGTGGCGAAATTATCGAAGAATTATCGGAAGACTATATAGAGGATGAAGATAATTTGGATGATGGAGAATGGGACTAAATTGGCAATATGAAGGTAAAGATTTTACAGATGACTTAATTGGTGATAATTACGGGTTCGTGTATCAGATTAAAAACCTGACGAATAACAAAATGTACATAGGCAAGAAATTCTTTTATTCTGCCAAAACCAAGCAAGTCAAAGGTAAGAAAAAGAAGTACAAGGCTCCAAGTGATTGGCAAACTTACTATGGAAGTAGTGACACATTGAAGCAAGATGTGTTACAATTAGGTCATGAAAACTTTTCCCGTGAAATATTACATTTATGCCGAAGTAAAGGTGAATGTGGTTATCTCGAAGCAAAAGAACAATTTGTCCGTGGTGTTATGGAATCAGACGATTATTATAATTCATGGATTTTTTGTAGAGTACATAAAAAACACATATCTAGATTATGCAAAAAATAAATTATTATGTTTATGCCTATTTAAGGAGTAGTGATAATACTCCTTATTATATTGGAAAAGGATGCGGAAAAAGATTGTATAGTAAATATCATGGTGTTTCCGTTCCTAATAATAAAAATAAGATAGTATTTCTAGAAAAGAATTTAACCAATGTTGGTGCTTGTGCTTTAGAAAGAAGAATGATAAAGTGGTATGGTAGAAAAGATTTAGGAACAGGCATATTATTAAATAAAACTGAAGGTGGTGATGGAAATTCTTCACCGAGAAGTGATAAATGGAAAATACAACATTCTTTAAAAATAAAAAATAAATATAATGTTGATCCAACATATAGAAAAAAAGTTTCTTTGGCTAGTAAACAAAGAAACACGGATTATATGTCAAATCCGAAATATAAAGAATTAATATCCTTATCTAAGAAGGGTAAACCAAATATAAAAATTAGAGGAAGAATTGCCCCTAATAGTATTAGTGTTGTAACTCCTTATGGTATTTTTGATAGTATACAGAAAGCAGCAGATTATGAAAATGTTTCAAGAGATACTATTATTTATAGAATTAAAACTGATAATCAAAAATATTTTAAAAAATCACACCTCAAGGACTATAATGATCGAAATTCCAAAGGATTTAAAGAATGAACCATTTGACACCTTCTTTTTTCTGCCAGGAGAAAAAGAAGATTCAATTCACTTAGAAAGTGCAGCCTACAAAGATCCTGGTGAGAAGGTGGGTGGTTCCGTGATGGGTGATGAATATCACATCATCTTATTCAGAGAAGCACCGGATGGTGAATTGGTTGATGTGGAACAATTTAGTGCCGTTTTGATTGATCCAGCAACCTATATTACCAGAATGCTGGGTATTGACTGGTTTGGTATTATTGCTAGAATGACTACCACTTCCGAAGCCTTTATCCAAAAAACATTTGACAAGTTGATGGAGAAGTGATACAATAGACCTCTACTGAAACTATTGAAAGTTTGTTATGATTCTCGTTGACCTAAACCAAGTATTACTTGCCGGACTTATGGCACAAATTGCCAACCAAAAAGGCAAACTGGATGAACACCTCATCCGCCACATGATTTTAAATATCATTCGTAACCATGTTAAGAATTTTAAAGCTGAATATGGTGAAGTAGTGTTATGTTGTGATAATCGTAAGTATTGGCGTAAAGAGTTATTTCCATTCTATAAGGCTGGTCGTAAGAAAACCCGTGATAAGTCCGATTTGGATTGGCACATGATTTTTGATATGCTTGCCAAATTCAAACAAGAACTCCGTGAAAACTTCCCATACAAAGTAATCGATGTTGAAAATGCAGAAGCAGACGATATCATTGGCACTTTGGTACCATTGTATGCACCACATCAAAAGATTTTAATTCTATCTAGTGATGGCGACTTCTTGCAATTACAGATGTATGGTAAGAATGTTAAACAATATAATCCATCACAGAAGAAGTATGTTTACTCCGTTGATCCTTTACTAGAACTCAAGGAGAAGATTATCCGTGGAGATAAAGGTGACGGCATACCTAATATCTTTTCGCCTTCTGATACCTTTGTCCGTGAACTCCGTCAGAAACCTATTACACAGAAGGTTATTGAAAAATACTTGAACGAATCACCAGATAAATGGAATGATGGATATGCTTTAACTGGATTCTATCGTAATGAAACATTAATTGACTTACGGTTCATTCCAAAAGAAGTAAAAGAAAACATTATAAATACCTATGAAGAAACAAAGCCAGCTAAAGGCAAATTGCTAAATTATTTTATTGAGCATAAACTAAAGAACTTAATGGAAGTGATTGAGGAATTTCAATGAAAAATATTTATGAAATTTTGGATGAATTTGAAGCTGCAGATTCCAAAAAAGATAAAATGAAAGTAATAGAAAATAATCTTTGTAAAGCGCTAGTTGATGTATTACAATTAACCTATCATCCAAATTTTCAATGGTTAATAACAGAAATGCCGGAAGAATATAAAATACCTTCCGATCAGATGCCGGGTTTACATAGAACTCAAATGTCTAGCGAATTGAGAAAATTGTATTTGTTTGAAAAAGGTAATCCTGCAGCAGAACGATTAACACCTAGAAAAAGAACAGAGATTCTAATCCAAATCCTAGAAGGTTTAGAACCCCGTGAAGCGGAAGTCATTATTGGTATTTTCAATAAAGATTTAGGGGTTAGGGGATTAAATTATAAATTTATTAAAGAGGCTTTTCCAACTTTACTACCATAAATGACCAAACCAGAAAAAATAATAATAATAACTGGAACATTTGACCCATTAACACTTAATGAACTCAACTTTCTTAAAAAGTGTAAACAGAAGGGGGATTGGCTCGTTGTCGGAATTCATTCTGATTGGTGGATGTTGTGGGCTGAAGGCGGCATGGTACAAGACTACAATACTCGCCGTGAAATTATAAAAAATTTAAAATGTGTAGATGAAATATTTTCTTTCAATGATTCGGATGGAACAGTTTGCCAATTATTGAAATTAGTAAAGATTTGTTATCCAAATGCCAACATAACCTATGTGTCGGACTTGGATATGCATAATATGCCTGAAACAAAAATTAAAGGCATTACATTTGAAACCATGAAATAGGAGTAGTAAAGTGACGAAGTTTGTAGGTAAGTTTAGAAAAAACAAAGAGTACAATGACGATTATAGTTTTGCTGGTAATCGTAGGCATAAAAATGAACATGCCGAAATCAAAAAATTATTAAACCATGACCTTGAGGAAGAATTTAAGGAATTAGAATCAAGTTTACCACAAGAAAATGAAAAATACTGATTTTTTTAGCATAAGTAGGTATGTCCGCCTTTGAAATAAGGTAATGGTATTAGTGTTGTTCCAAAGCAACAGTTACCAATATACTGCTTGACCTTCTCCTTAAACTGTATTATAATAGGTTCTTCACATGGAGAATTCTATTATATGATATACGGTTATATTCCAAAATCCAAACCAAAGAAGTTAACCAAAGCTCAAGAACAACAAAAAACTGAGTGGTTAGCTTCTATCAATAAGTTATCGTCAAAACGGTATTCCAAATCTCTAGTTATTAAAACAAAGTTGCCAGTAATAGAAATGGCTAACTTCCACAGAGAAACTCCACACATTGCGTCCTTGGATACAGGTTTTGTGACTTGTGCAAAAACATTCCAAAATTCATATACAGGTGATAAGATAAAAGGCATCGGTACAATGCACAAAAGTAATGCAGTACCGGTTTTTAGTAATGATGAAGCAAAAGAAATTGCGAGCATGAGAAGATGAGTATCAATACACAAGAATGGTCGGAATATAATGAATATCTTGCCGAATTAACTGATGAAGAACTTAAAATTGAATTGCAATGGTTAGAATCAGTCGGTAAAGCGAAGCAAAGAGGTTCTGTAGTGAGTTGCATTGAGAATTATACTGTACAATAAGGAAATTATGTTAAGCCAACACGAAGAAACACAGATTTTAAGAGGAATTGACGAAATTATGTTCAATTTGCGTCATGTACCAACTGAAGATGTAGCTCATTTTCTAGTAAAATTCAATCCGAAGCTTGCGGATGAGTTAGCCTCAGCATTACAATATGAAATTTTTGATAAAAACGAAGGAATTAAACATGAATGAAAAAGATTACAACTTGTGGATGAGCGCCAAAGCAGATGACAATGAAGTTCCTGCTTGGAAACTAGTGGATTTGATTTGTCGCAAGTGGGCTGTAATGTCCCAATTCGAAAAAGATCAAGAAAATTATCAAAAACGCAAAGAACTGTACCAATAAAATGTTTAAAACTAAAAAACCAATTAAAAATTGTCTTTTGTTTGAATTTAATACACAAAAGGACCTTGCAATTGCATTTTGCCGTGTTGAGGAGTATTATGAAGGTAAACCTAGCGTAAATGGTAAATATTTAACATTAGAAAAGTTCCTTGATGCGTTTATGACTGATGATGGCAAGATTGAGTACTTCAATTATTGGACAGGATTCAATATTCCAGGAAATATTTACTTGGAATGGGCTAAACAGAATATGTGGGATAGAACAAAATGGGAAATTGCATTAGCTGATGCTATCCACAGCAAATTAGATTTAGAAAAACCATTCTATATTATCGGTGGTAAAAAAGGTGATATGAATGTAATCGACCATGAAATTGCTCATGCTCTTTATTATATGAATTCCGAATATAAGCGTAAGATGGAAGATTTAACTTACAGTTTCTATAAAACGCACCGTAAGGATTATTCAAATATGGTAAAGTTTTTAAAGAAAATGGGATATGGTAAAAATGTAATTAAGGATGAAATTCAAGCTTACATGAGTACCAGTAAGAAAAAGGAATTGGTAATCAAATTTGGTCTGGATTACGATACCGTTTTACCGTTAATCCGTCAATACCGCAAAGTGTTGTCCCGGTACAACACATCAAAAAAATAACTTGACGGTAGATGATATCTGTAGTATAATGGTATCTTAAATGGAGAAATCGATGGAACTCATACAATCTAAATCACTACTTGCCAAACTTATGGCTACTGAAAACTTGACTGTTGAACAACGCAAAGTTCAAACGGCCAGCTTTGATGTGCAGAATCGTATTCTAACTTTACCTATTCTTGATGCAAAGATTTCTCCATTCCTTTATGACCTTTTCTTAGGTCATGAAGTTGGCCACGCATTGAATACTCCTTTGGAAGGATTGGTAAAAGCCAAAGAAGAAAAGATTTCCCGTTCCGTAATTAATGTCGTGGAAGATTCCCGCATTGAACGCAAAATCAAAAACAAATATCCTGGAATTCGTATTTCCTTTGTCAAAGGTTATCGTGAACTAATTGAAAAAGATTTCTTTGGTACGGCTGGTGCTGACCTTAACGATTTCAATTTTATTGATCGTGCTAATCTTTATACAAAAGGCGGTGCAGCACAAGGTATTCAATTTAATGAATTTGAAAAAGTATTAATTAACAAAATTGAAACTACGGAATCTTTCGATGATGTGTTGCGTGTTTCTAAAGAAGTAATGGAATATCTGAAAGAAGAAGCAGAAACCGAAAAGAAACTTAAACTCTCCTTAGAAGTAGAAGAAGATGATGATGGTGATTATGAAGAAATCGATTCTGATGGTTATGATGATTCAGATGAAATGGATGATGAAACTGAAACCCGTAAATCTAAAGGTGCTGATGAATCGGAACATAAAAATGATTCTGATAAAGAATCTGGTGATGAATCGGGTGGTGGATCCGATCCCGAAGGTGAAGATGATACACAAATTAAATCACATACCGATGAAGCGTACCGTAAAAATGAAAGTAAACTGTTCGATGTAGGAACTAGTGCATATTATTATGGTAACATTCCTGATGTGAATTTGGAAAAAGCGATTGTATCCCATAAGAAATTGTGGTCCGATTATCGTAAAGAATGTGCAGAATTTCAAGAAAGAAATAATTATTATGATCTCAAAAATGGAATTGATACGGAGAAATTCCTAAAGATTCGTAATGATGCTAAAAAAGTTGTTGGTTATTTGGCCAAAGAATTTGAGTTGCGTAAAAATGCCGAACAATTAAAACGATCATCTATTGCTAAAACCGGTGAATTGAATATGTCTAAGATTTATTCATATGGATTTGCCGAAGATATTTTCAAAAAGATTACTATATTACCTGGTGGTAAATCACATGGTTTAGTAATGTTCTTGGATTGGTCTGGTAGTATGTCTGATCATATTGAAAATACAATGAAGCAGTTGATTAACTTGGTGATGTTTTGTAAGAAGGTAAATATTCCTTATGAAGTATATGCTTTCACTTCTGAATATGGGGATAATTACACCAACGAATTTAAAGAAGGTGATATTGTTCTCCGTCATTATAAATTGATGAATTTTCTTTCGAGTAAAATGTCGGCTGTAGAATTTACCTATGCTTGTTCCGCTTTAGTGAGTATGTGTGTCCATCGTTCATGGAGACCTAATTGGTTACAGAAAGGTGGAACTCCATTAACTGAAGCAATCATTTCGGCTATGACGATTGTTCCACAATTTCAGAAACAATATAAGTTACAAGTTGTGAATACGGTATTCTTAACTGATGGTGAAGGTCACTCTTTGCGTGAAGTGTTTTATACTATGGAAGGTGGACATAAAACTTNCGGTACTGGTAAAGAACCATCCGACTATCGTGCAATTAAGAAATTTGTGATTCGTGATCCTAAAAACAAAAATGAAATTGTTGTGGATAATCCGCAAGGCCGTGATTTAGCAGCTGCTTATATTAAGATATTGAAGATGCGTACTAATTCGAATATTGTTGGTTTCTATGTTTTGACTGGTCGTGAATTGGGTCGTGAATTATTCCATTTCTTACCAAGAGCGATTACTAACTACGATAAGTATAAGTCTGAGTTTCGTAAAAACAAATCCATGATTGTTACCTCAGCTGGATATGATGAGTATTATTTACTCCGTGCAGAAGGCCTAGATACTGATGAAGATGTAGGTTTTGAAGTAAAAGAAAATGCGACTACCCGTGGACTCGTTACTGCTTTTAGTAAGTATGCTGGTAATCGTTTGAATAACCGTGTAGTACTTAACCGTTTTGTAGGAATGATAACATGAAAGACATAGCAACTTTTGTTGGTGAAGCTGGTAAAATTATGGCCGTAATTTATGAAGGTGATGGATTCTGGAAAGTAAATTATGGTACATCAGATAATCCATCCTCTTTTAGTAAAGTGTTTATGACCGAAGATGAAGCTACCACCTTTGCTTCGGAGTATACTAATAAAGGCCTTAAGCCATCATTCCTAAGTGAATAATGGCTAGGGAAATAGTTGAATTCGATCCTTTTGATCCAAAGAAAATATACAACGAATTAATCAAGCGATGCAAACAAGCTAGAACTTGGGATATTCGTTGTATTGTGGATGAAGCATGGGTGGGAGTTGCGCCTTTTAATATACTGATAGTGGATGGAATATTCCATTGTATGGTGGTTTCACCAACATTAAAAGAAGCTTATATGCAGGTATCTGAGAAGTTACCTGTAATACGGTTTTTAGATCACAAAAAAGATATAGAATGAGTCCACAAGATTTATTAAATTTAATGAAACACATTAGAGTATGGTTACCTAAAGGTAGTCAAATTAGAAACGAAGTAGAAGATATTATTAAACAATTGAGAGCTCAGCTGGGATTACCACCTGAAACAACATAATGAACTTGAATTTTTTACCTGCATTTGTAGTCCAGTTCCACCTATTCGATATATCAATCTACCATGTAAACTTATTTTCGTTTATGTTAGGTATGACTTGGGCATTTTTCAACCAAGGATTATTTGGTAGAAATATTGGTAAGTGGATATTTCTCTATTTTGCCGGACTAGCACTCTGGTATTGGGCTCTCTATTATGCCGCAACTCATCCGTAATANCTTCCTCAACGGGGTTCTNNTAANCTCATTAATCCTTTTGGCATACATGTTTGCTTGGGATAATGATTACCACGAACTGGTTGACAAAGTAACACCTATCAAGTATAATTGTAATATGTTAATCGGTGGGTGGCATCCCGATGTTCCTCCACAAGTCCTTCAAGAATGTAGAAAGAAAATGTATGAAACTACAAGCAATCAAAAATAAGTTAATCATTAAGTTACTAAAGAATAAAGAATTTACTAAGGTTGGGATTTTTCTGACTGCGACTGGGAAAGACGCAGTATCGAAAGCGTTGGTTCTAGCAGCAGGACCTGATACGCAAGACGTTCTTGTTGGTCAGACCATCCTTCCAGATTGGAATGCAGCTGAGGAAACCAAGTTTGAAAGTGAAACATATTACATTATCTCCGAAGATGATGTTGTTGGTGTATATGATGATGAAGTCAATGATGAATCCGATTTCGCAACGGAACCAGAAGAAATCTCCGAAACGGAAAAAGAAGCACTCTTGGCTAACAATTTCCGCAGAGGAATAATGAATATCTAATCAACCTCTTGTGATTTTTCCAGCGCTTCCGAGGGGCTAGAATAGTATGGTAATCAGATTTATAAAAATCTCTAGTTCCATGGTTCCTCAAAGAGTTAGTGATAAAACCTAGTAGTTATACTTATTTATTATATTTTATGTTGCTTAGCAACAATTTTGGAGAAAAAAAGATGTCTGACCTTAACCTTAATAGAATCAAATCAAAACTCAAAGAGTATATCGCCTTCTTTCTAGCAGCCTATTGCTGGATCGGAGTCCTACTTGCCTTTGGTTACTCAGAGTCCCTTCCATGGTTTCTAGCGGCTGTTCCGTGGACCTTTATTTCCCTAGGTTATTTCAATAAAGCCTCAGAATAATCTCCAAGGAGTATTCTATGACCACATTTACCACAGAGGACCGAGAATACTTTGCTCAGAACCCTTGGCCACAACCTTGGGCTTCGCCAAAAGATTATAACCAGACCGAAATACAATTCTTCTTTCCACTAACTGAGCAGATTCCGTTGGGACTGGATTATAATGGATGTGAGAAACCGAAATTATCAGTATCAACTATAATCGGTACAGAAAAATATGAATTTTATCCAACCACATCATCTACCATACAATCAACCGTACTCTCAATTAATCCGACTAATCCAGTAGGACAACTCAGCATTGGTGGAATACAGATTGGAATGGAAGATGAACCAAAGTGGTATCAGAAGGTACTGTATAAGTTATTAGGATTTAACTGGAAGGACCGGAAAGATTCGAAATGAAGAACTGTAGGCCAAACTCACTATGGATTCGATTGGTAGAGAAGTATCTTGGTATTCGATTTACTTGTGACCTGCGCTGCCATTCTGGTAACGAGCCTTGCCAGTATACGAAGAAAAACTCGAAATGAAGATGCGTACCACACTAACTTTAAAGGAAACTGTAAAGGTTAATGATCTACACAGAGAATTCAAACTCGAAAATCCTTCTATTACCTTTAGAGAGGTTTGTTCCATATTCTTTAAAGAACGCCACAAGAAAGATATAGAGAAAGCCAAGAAAGAGTATCCTAAGGTCCGAGCCGTAGAAAAAAAATTAAAAAGACGTAAGCCCCTCCAGGAAAAAAATTCGAATCCTTGAGTTCCGTCCAAATAAAAAATATTGGAAAGAATCAGTTTGACCACCAGCCAGCTTTTTTTATTCC